ATAGCGTCAGCAGCCAAAGAACCCGCAGCTAGAAGCTTTGCAGGGATGTCAGAACGAGGGTTGAGGATAGTACCAACCTTTGCCGCAGTACGAACACGAGGGTCGAACTTCGGCTTATTACCAATACCAGGCGGCTTAGTAGTGGTCTTAGTAGCGGGGGTCTTACGAGTACCAATCAGACCAGCCTTCGGCTTACGGCTAGGACCCTGTTGCGGAGCGGTACGGGGACCTTGAGCGCCACGAGGTGCGCCAGTGCGGGTACGGGTCACACCACGTCCCCTGGTCACACGATCCTTAGAGCCAGTTTTACGCTCCGTTTGCGCGCCTTTGACGCGTTGCTTACGGCCCTTGTCAGAAGTTACAGGCTTCTTAGCAGTTTTACGACCGCGACGATTGTATGTGCGCTTAGCCATTTATCAGTTCTCGTCGCTAGTTGCCAGACCGAAACCATCGGAAGCGGTAGTACGCTCACCGGCAATAGCGGTGTTAATAAGACCCAGCAGATCCTCAACGGTGTAATCAGAAGAGGCAGCGTTAGCCACAGCTTGGGTCAGAGCGGTCACGCTGGTCAGATCACCAGACTCAAGACCAGCAGCACGGGTGCCGAGGACGGCGTTAACGTTAATGAATTGACGGGTTCCGGCCAGATCGCCGTATGCAGAACCGCCAGCAGGTACAGTAGCCATTTTCTTAAAAAATCAGATAGAAGTCCAAGAAAGAACCTTGGAAAAGTTGTCAAAAGAGAAGGATTCTTGTCCTACCCACCAGCTAAGCCAGTGGGAAGAACCCTTGCTTTGGTTACATGATTTGCAAGCGCACACCATGTTGGAAGTAATGTCATGACCTCCTTTTGCTTTTGGATGAACGTGATCTAGGGTTAGATTTTCTGTAGAGCCGCAATAAATACACTGGTTACCCCAATGGTCTTTGATTGCAGCACGCCACATACGTTTTGCTTCAGCAGAAGTCATGGCTCTAAGATTAAATAAATAGTCGGAAGGGGCTTTGAGAGGCATATCCTCTACGGTGGTTTACTTCTTTTTCTTCTTAGGCCAACCTTGTTTCATAGCCTTATAGGCTTTAGGGCTGACGGTTGAGTTCTTCTTAGAGCGGGAAGTGCCAGCTTTCTTCCGTTTGTTAATGTTACGGACGAGGCTCATGGTTACTTTTTGGTAGTTTTACCGTTGTGGCCGTTTCTTGCACGATTCCGTTTTGGACTTTCGAGAACCATGCGACCACCTTTGGTGTGAGATAGGTCTTTGCCGCCTTTACCAGCGATACCGCGACGACGACGTTCAGTCCAGCGGGCCTCCGAGGCCTTTTTAACACTGGGCTTTTTATTAAGTTTGCGTTGATAAGCAGCTTTTTTAGCCGCTGCTTTGGGCTTCCGGGCGTAATAACGTGCTGATCTGCTAGTTCCTGCCATAATCATCAGTGAAGAATACTTTGTTTTCAAGGCGCTCAATGCGAGCGGTGCTAGTTCCCACTTTTTCAATGAGTACCTCAACTGATTTGGCGATGTCGTGAAGGGTAAGCATGTGCCAACCAAACAGACCAAGTGCTGCGCTAGCAATTACATTACGAAAAATCTCGTGATTACTGGACGATCCGTTGGACATCTTCCACCTCCACCTCAGGTAGACTTGCGAAGAGTTCAGCCAGCGGTGATCCAGTCACTGCGAGACCTGTAATGTTGTTTTTAGCTAGCCAATCGGCAGCAGCTTTGATGTCTTGGGTGGTAGCAACCCCCGACTTAATTCTAGCAGTGAGTTCTTGAGTAACAAGCCCGTGAAGTTCGTCGAATTGATCTTCAGTAGCTCGTGTCATCAATCGTCATCCGGGTTAGTGCGGTGCGTAAGCAGCCCAGGATACATACGGGCATTGCTGGTCAGAACAACTTTTGTTTTAACCCAACCAAGATTGCCATAAGTCCACACACCATTGTGAAAGGTATGGGTATCACCAATGTCCGGGTCAGCTGGAAAGTTATTCGGAATTACTGCGTGGCTCATCTTTTAGAGATACGATAGGTACAATGTCGTGACAAAGAACTTCGACACGACTGCCGGGTCTAAATGTAAACCCAGCCTTCATAATTTCAGTACATTTAATGGCACGCACTAGCTCATAATCGAGTCTCATCTTTTGTTCATGTCTACGTGCAAGTTGTTTACACTGTTCGACCATGCCTCCGTCAAGAGGAACTGAAAAGTTGAGTTGTGCGCCCCAGTTGTTGTTTTTGACATACCCATCAGACTCCATAGGCACAGTATCGTTGCCCATGTAGAAGGGTGAGAATGTCATAGTAGCTCCATTACAAGAGCTAGATCCAGCGAAGTTTTGTCGGCTGGGTGCTCCATTGTTCTGAAACTGTACAGCTTGGTTTGTAACATTTCCGGTAGCCGCGGCCACTGGATTAGAGCTGTTATTTACCTCAGGTGTTTCTGCAAAAGCAGGCGTTACTGAGAGAAGACAGACAGCGAGGTAGTAGTGGAGGATTGAGTGATGTCCTCGGTGATGTCGATGGTCTCGATGATTCCCGCTGACCTTTCGACAATCTCTAGTTGCCATGGTGAGGATGTGTCAGTGACACTGAAGGTGGTGGTTGTATCAGAAATGTCGCCACTTGCGGTTACATTGTTTCCTGACCAACTTGTTACCGCACCTCCATAGACTTCATGAGCAACAGTCCGCTGGATGTCAACCGTGGTAGTTGTCGTGCTGGACATACTGCCCTGGGTAAACTGGGGTGTCACCGACTGTGCGGAAGCCGGCGCTGCAAGTAGCAGTAGGAGTAGAAGTTTTTTCATTCCTTTTTCTCACGTGTAATAGAAAAAGTAGCAAGCGTACCGGAAAGAATAGAAGCTACATAAGTAGGATCCATTTTCTGCATCCAGCCTGCGTATGATGCGGTCAAGAGTCCTGCGGACCAGACAAGGACGAGGAATTTGATGATTCCGTCTTTTTTGTTATTCGAGTCCATAGTTGTTTTAGGACGGGCTTCATGGCATTTACACACCACTTAAATACAGACGTTGCTGTAAGAGTGGCGGCTACCGATACCACCGCAGTAGTACCGGCAGTTGCCAAGATTTCGTTGGTGGGCAGTGGAATCGAAGTGTCCGTACCAGGAACATTTATGTAACGGATCTCAGGCGGTTTTATTGTTGGTAGCTTTTGTGGTTTTGGCTTTTCATCTGTTGGCTTGCCCTTGATTCCCGGAGGTGGACGCAGGTCACTAGGAGGCACTACAAGCGGCTTATACGACGGTATATCGGCTCGTGGCACCTCTAGTACCGGACGGGGCAATTGAACAGGTTCTGGAAGCACTAGGGGCTGAAAGACAGGCGGTTCACCCAGGTCCATCAATCCAGAGCCTTAGCAGGGAACAAGCCGTTACGGATGAATTCCACGGCTTTGTCGTCGATGTCGTTCTCAGTAGATTCAGCCAGTTTGGTCAGCATGTCTACGATGAGCAGCTTGACCTTGTCAGATTGAAGAAAAGAAAACAGGATTGGACGGATGATGGTGATCATGAATCTGCGGGGGTAGGTGTGTTGCCTTCGGCTAGCCAGGCTTGATATTCCTGATAATCAGCGTTATCTGGATCAAAAGGAATACAGTAAACACAAGAGGAATCATCAGCCTTAATAACTGAATTAACTTCCCCAAGCATGTTTCGATTCAGCTTGTATGTAATGGTCATTTTTAAAGTTCAGCGGAGAACGAAAGCGATGCAGAAGACCCTGTAGGTACTCTCCACCACCCCGAATCACCTTGAGTAGCGCTTGAGCCAAGGTTTGCATAGACAGTTACTGCAGTATAGTTACTTTCTTGGAGCAAATACTGATCAAAAGCATACCCAGTACCTGCGCTGTAAAATTGGAAAGTACTAGAAATATTGGTACTAACAACGCTGGGCTGGGCTCTCATGGTAGTAGGTAAATGAACAACCCCATACGGCTGCGAAGCAGCGTATAAAGCGGCAATTCCTATACTGTTGCTAGTTCCGCTCTCTGACTCTGCATGTTTGTAGAAATACCTTTGACACCTAGCAAGCTCATCGCCGTAGCTTCTGTGCTCAAACGGTGTCGCCTTCTCGCCAACTTCTGCCTGAACGCCAGTTACGTCAAAGGTTGCGTTAGTGGTATTGGCCCAGGTATTCGTCATGTCCAGCATGTAATGGTTGCCTGCTGAACGATCACGCCACGTTCTGTCTGTATTACCGCTGTCGGTGTAGGTAGTTCCATAAAAAGCGACAATACTCATAAGCATACCATCGCCGTTGTCGTTGTTAATTGTAATACCAGCGTTTCCAGGAATGGTTTCAGTAATTTTTGTCCAAGTGTTAGCAGCAAGAGTAATCGGAAAGGAATATATTTTGTCGGCACCATCTCTAGTCATCCAAAAAACATAATAATCTTGCGCTACAGAAGCCCTTGCCCAGAAAGATAAAGTTACATAGCTTGACGTAGATGTGTACTGCCAACCACTTTGCGCTAAATCTTGTGCTTCAAAATGATACTGACATTCTCTGTAATTAGAAGCTCCTGTTGCTGCAGTTGTATTTTGCATCCGATAAAAATGCCTAAACCCTTCATTGTAAGGGTCGCCAGAGCTTAAATCTTGGTGAGATTGCGTAACAGTACCACCGTAAGATGCCACTTTAAATCTATCAACTGTTTGATACCCATTAGCTGTTGATGTCGTACCACGCTGCGCAATGTTCATCGCACCGTTAATAACTAGGTTGCGATTACTTAGTGGACCAGCACTAGGCATCTGTACGCCGTCAACGGTGACGTGACCAGAGCTATCTAGCTGAATGCCACCGTTACCGGTTGATTCGTGTTCAATGTTTGTTACTTTAATTGTACTCATAATCAAGCCTCCGGTTTAGTAGGCCAAACAGGGTTGGCTGGATCAGTA